CCAAAGAATAAAGTTTAAGAGGCTCTCTTCTTGAGCCTTAGTGTACTTCTGATAAGACCCAGCCTTGACGTTGTCTTTATCTTTAACAACTCTTCTGCCGGATCCTCGCTTGTCTGATCCCCAACAACAGATTTCCATACCGATACAATACTGAGACATCCCAGACTTACCTTCCCATGTCGATGGTCCAGCGTGATAAGCATAGTCTCTGTTGATATCGAAGTTCTCTGGGATATAAATGATGCCTTTTTCATCCATGACTGGGCAACCTAGCCCTCGAGATTGTAAGTATCTCAAGACCCCTTTGGCATTAGATGCTTTACGCCCACTTACTGTATAGTGAACAACTAAGCCACGTGCCATTTTAGATGGCGTTCGATATTGTCCGCGAACTTTAAATCGAGTTCCTGGGACCACAACGATTTCTGGCATCGTATACGCTTCAATTTCTTCTATTTCAACTTCGTCTTTATCCGGACGTTCTGGTTCTTGAACTTCTGGTTTTACAAAAAGACTTCTAAAAAGCTCTAAGATTTTATTGAAAAAACTCACTGTTACCTCTTGTTGTAATAATCATCGCTCAATTGAGTCATTGCTTTTCTAATCCAAGTCATAAAGTCTATTACCTGATCACCTGGAGCGCAAATCTGATTGTGTAAATATTTAATGTCTTTTTCATTTGTTGTATCGAGTTTGATAGTGAATTTAGTGCCACGATGATTCTTAAAATCCACCTGACGTCTTTTCATATCAACAATGCCAGTATCTAGCTTTGGTGCAGGACCTATGCTACACCCTACCAATACCATTAATAAGATCGTGAACCTTATCAAGAACAGCCTCCCGCTCTGCTGCAGACTCTGCACTCGCCAACTCTTCTTTAATCTGATTGGCTTCTTTATCTAATTGAACCATTCGAGTCTGTTTTTTAACAATAAGGATGGCTTCTTCAGCCACCCTCGTAGCCACTTGCGTGACAAATTTAGCTAATAAGCCTTCTAGAAAACCCATTAAAGAGCAGCTTCCACCATTTTAACGATAGCATCGTCAATCTTGTTGTCTGTTTTCTCTACAGCTTTCTTTAAAGCATCGATTAAACCGATCTCAACAAAAAGACCAACACCAGCTTGTGTGCCTTCATACTTAAGCTCAGCTTTGATTTTTCCGTCTACAAAATCAACGTCATAAGCAGCTTCTGGTCCGATCTGTCCTTCTACGATATCTTTTTTTTCCATCTTCTTCCTCCTTAAAATAGATGTTTTAAGTATTCTGCACTTAAACCAGTCGCTCCGCCAAACATTGACGCAAACATAAATACTCGAATCTTAAATGTTGATAACTCTTTTTCAATTTGAGCTACTTTTTCATTAACCTCATCAATTCTTTGGACTAGATACTGTCTCCACTCTCTGTCATTTTCTACAATTAGGTCTAGGTGTATATTCTTGTCCATTGACTATTCCTTGTTTTAACTAATGTTGTAACCTTTCTCTGCGAACACACTTAATATAAGTGCTTTGCTTTCTGCTGTAATTATTGTTCCATCCTCAACCAAAGCTTTGATTCCGTCTATTGCTAGGTCAATTGATCCGCGCTCAAGGTCGCCTATAATATTATCAAGCTGTGTTGAAAGCGACGATCTATCAGTCTTGGGTAAATCTAATGACTTAACAAAACCAACCATCAAACTCTTTGCCTTTGAACCCAAGTTAATAACTTCATCTCCAGATGCTTGAAGAGCACGTTTAGCCGCCCTTTCTGCTTCTTGCTGTATCATCAATGTTTTTTTATCTTGATCAACCGAGATGACACCAGACTCAAACTTTAAGTAGGCATAATCCTCTTCAGATATTCCTTGAGGAAGCTCACCTATAGAGAAAGAAGAAGGGCTTCCATTCTTTATCTCCTCTACCCATAAACCCATATCATTCTGATTAACGTATAACTTAGTAGACATTAAAATTCCCTTCTAAAGATGAGTCTGTAGTTATTAAGTCTCATTGCAGTTGTGGTTATACTTGCTTGCTGTTTTAAGTAATAAGTTTGACCACCGGTTGGAACAAAGATCTCTGCACGAAGGATGTTTTTTACAGTGAAAAAGAGTTGAGCTTGAACAATAGAAAAATCCAATGTTCCTGTTGTAAAGGCTAGACCTGTCGAACTGTTTCCAGCTACTGTACCCAGACCATTTTGAAGGTCGAATGGTGAAGCTGGTGTGCCAATATTTGCGCTTGAATGAACAAAACCTTCCATCTGCCATGTGCCCTCTGGAAGCGTAATACTGGTAATATCCTGATACACTCCAGCTACAAAGTTAATTCCAGAGAAAGGGGCGGCAGAGATTGAAATCAGCTCACCAACACTTAAGTTTACAATGTCCCAGCGAGCGCCATTACTAACAACATCAATAAAAGCACCTTCTTGATTTAAATAATACGAGCCGTTCCAAAGATCAGCTGAATTGATTGCTTCAGAACCAGATGAAAACGTTTGAATTTGAACCTGTCCCGTCCCGCCATCTGTCTTCACTATTCGGTATCGTTTTCCAGAAATACCCACTGCTGTTGGTAAGGTGATTGTTATATTTGACACACCAGTCGTAACATGAGCCGCATCGTCTGTTGCAAGAAGAGTATAGTTAGCTGCGATAAGTTGTATAGTTTCATTTGATGTTGGAACTGAACCCCATCTCAATCCTGAAGATTCTGCTGAATCAGCAAGTAACACCTGGCCATCGGTTCCCACTGGAAGCCTAACTGCCGTAGAGTTGTCTCGACTCAAAAGATCACCTTTAGTCGTTAGCACGTCAACTCCACCACCAAAATCAGATCTTTCCCAAACACCTAAATCACTATAAGTAACCCAATCACCGATATTAAAGTCTTGTGATCCTGATCCAAGATCTTGTGTCCCCGCTACACTAACCCTATAAACATCACCTGTATTTCCAACACCATCAGCTAGAGTCGGTGTATTCGTGTTAGCGTCCCAAACACCCTTAAACTCAACCACTTCAAGCGTTAATTGAGACGATGGAATGCGACCTGTGCCATCTAGTGTTGCCACCCCGTTATTAGCTCCCTTTTCTGCAACGTCAATTTTATTGGCTTGAAGATCTGCAATATCTGTGTCGTTAGATGAGATATTTGATGCATTGTCATTTATTGCCTGTTGAGCATTTGGTATTAAACCGCCACTTGAAGCGTTGTTTAGCCCTACAACACCAGTTGTATCACTATCGGTAGTCCTAGATAAAAAAGCTGCATTTGTTACTTGTGCGTTGACCCGCTGACCATCACTTACTGACATTAATCAATAACCCTCATTCTAAGAATCCCAGTCTCATAAACATCCCGTAGATTCTGGTTAAACAATTCCCTAAGTCTATATCCAGTTCCGTCTGGGAAAGATGGTGTGCTTTCTAATATGCATCTAAAAAAAGTACCTGGATTATTCTCGTCTGGAATAAATTCAAACTCCGTAATTTCAGTAATATCCTGCAAGAAACGACGAGCATCTTCTAAGCCCGTTGGGTTGTGCAAAATATTGATACCATCACTAATATCCGTTCTAGATGTAATAAACTTGATATCCATTTCGATAAACTTAGCTACTCCAAAATTCACAACCTCTACGGTCGTTCCATTAGAGGCCACATTCTTTGATGATTGCTGCTTTCCCTGGAAGTCACTTGGATCCACGTAGCTCTGTAGAAAAAACTGTGGACAGAAGATATCACCACTGGCAAAGTCCGAAGTGTATGACATCGCTCCCGTTTTATCTGCAGACGTATCAAATCCTAATAGAGACCACGCAGACGATCCTACATTCGATCCCGTATTTGTCAGTAGATCAAAGTTACTCGTTGCAGATATGGTTATTTTCCTGGTTTCTCTATCAACAGTTACGCTGTACTCAAGAGTCCCTTGAGTAAGGAGAGCATTCCTAAGGCTTTGAACAATAGTAGAAAGAGTGTAAGTGCCAACTGGAATCTCAATAGTGATCTCGCCACTACCTTCATTGATGTTTAAGAAACCATTCTGAGGCTGAGCATTGATTCTATATCCGTAATAAAATTGAGATCTAGTATCTATCATTAGCTGACCACCGCGTTGTTGAAACCTTGCTCTTTGAGGATGTCAGCGATCCTGAGACCCGTTTCATCCCCATCAAAGATGTTACCTTCAATGTTCACATTCACTCTAGCATTATCTTCAACTGTATCGCTAATGCCGTCTGGCTCTAAGTCTGCTAAAGGTGGTGTCACTGAAGACCCTCCAGAAGGGTTAGGAGCGCCGCCCCCAGCAGCTCCTTTAATGAGTGTCCCTACCGCTACTAGTGCAATACCTGCTGCAATTGCGGCTGCTCCAGCTAATCCCTTCAGCGCATCAATTCCTATACCGGAAAGAATTAGTGTCTGACCTAGCTGAACGGCTAGATCTCCAATAGTGGCTAACGCTGCCTTTCCAAAAGCTGAAAAAGCGTTCTCCCCAGCAGCTAAAGCTTGTGTAACTGCTGCTACACTATTGGCTATACTATTAGCTATTCCATTTTGAACAGCTGTTGTTATTTGAGCTGACGTTTGCACTGCTGTATCTCTTGTTTTTTGCAAACTCATCTGTAGCTTATTTAAAGCAGATTCACTTTTAGCTGCATTAATCTCAAAAACTGAAGGAAGAGCTACAGCTTCTGGATTAAAAAATGCTTCATTTACTGCCGTCTGTGTAGCGTCTCTTAACGAAAGGACTTTTTCTCTGAGTAACTTTATATCTTTATCTACGGCTTGAACTGTAGGAGCTAATGGGCTCGCTGCAGGACCAGTTTCTTGAGAAGCTACACTTAGTTGCTGAAAGGTAGTCGCAAATTCATTGACTGACTGACGAGCCAAATCAAAACTTCTATCAACTTCAACACCGCCATCCGCAATAGTCTCAAGCGTTCCCTCAAGTTCAGCTATCTTGCTTAGATTAGACTGAACGGTGTCTCCAAAACGGACCGTTGACCCAATAAGCTTTGAAATAACATTACCAATACCGTTAAACCCAGCTAAGATGAAGTTAATACCTCTTAGGATAGCTATCTGGGCCTGTGTAAATGTAAACTCTAAAAAGCTTGGTATTTGAGCTAACGCTGCAAAAGACTCAATTAATGAGTTAGCTGCTGCAGCTCCATTTAATACAAGGTTTTTAAAGAAAACATCAAATCCCGCACCTGAACCAGCTAGATTCTTAGTTAGGTTATTGAACGTAATTGAAAGTGCATTGAGAAGCGCTATCACTTGTGGAGACTCAGTAATCGTTGATCCGATTCGCTCTAGAAAGTCACCGAACGTGTTTCTAAGCTGCGCCAAAGCACCAGCAAAGGTTCGCGTCGCACCAAGTGCAGCACCACCAAAACGTTGAGCTAAAACGTTGATAGCTTCACCAGCTTTTAATTGCTCTGCTGTTAGTCCTCGAATCTGAGGTACAGCTTCACCCAACTCACCTGTCAAACCACTTAAAGTCTTACCAAGATTTCTAACCGCACTATCTAAGCTAATCCCTGTAGCTTCAGAGAGATCAATAGCTGTCTTTATTAAGTCCTGTGCTTGTTCATTACTGTTTGTAAAGTTTCGCGCAAGGGCTGCCTGCTGCAAGATCACTTCATCACCAAAACGACTATTAGCCTGCAATTCACGAGCTAGATCTTGAAAGCCTTGTGAGGCTTCTTGAGAGAATTCTCCAGCTGTCTGAAGTGAGATATTAAGGGCGTTAACGGCTTCCTCTTGTTCTGCTGCCGCCTGAGTAATAGTACGCACAAACGCACCACCACCAACTACAGCTACCGCTGCTCCAAGCGCATTACGAAGATTGAATATAGAGTCTTTAACCCTATCTAAAGGCTTAGAGAATCCTCTGTCTGTTGCCGCTGAAAAAGAACGTTGAAGAAAAGAAGATGTCTTCTTGCCTTCCTGCCTAATCGTGGCAAAACCTTTCTGTATGGATCCATCGTCCAGTACAATCTCAACTTCTATGCGATCATCAGCCATTGCCTAACGTCCTTATTAGATGGTGATAAAGATCCTCTGTGCTCATCTTTGAGTCTTTATGGATATCGATTTTAGCAGCCTTTTTAAGCTTCTTCTCTACCCCACGAGCCTTATCTTTTCTCATGTGAGGGAATGTAGACACCGGAAGAAGAGCCAGCGCTTCCTGAGCCATTAAAGGCTCTATACACTGCGCATACCTTGTCACTCTTGCTACACTCATTCGTCCAATTTCCCTATCAGACCATCCGTAAAAACGAGCTAGACGAGCCCTAAGGACGTCTAGCTCTGTTACTTTTTTTCGGAAAAAGAGCTAGTCAGGCCTTCGGCTAAAGTCTTAAGTTTCATCACGCCTAAGGATCTAGCAACATCCTCCGGCATACCTAAGTCGATAATAAAGTCCTGCAAAGCACGATTAGCAGATTTGTCATCCTTGCCTTTATCTGCCATCTTCTCGATATCATCTAAAGTGGGCTCTCTAAGCTCATAGCTTTTCGCACCCATCTTTACCTTAATAACGATTTCTGCACCTAAATCAATTTCCATTTATCCCCCAATTAGATTGTGATTCCAGTCTGAGAACTGTCACCAAACGCAAAACGACGAATTTCTCTCGGCTTACCAAGATCAAGGAAAGTCGTAAATGTTACGTTTAATGTATTAAAGTTCTCACCACTGAAAACGATACTGTCTGGGTTTGGATAAGCCAACCAAAAAGTAAGGTCCTCTGAACGATCTGCAGCATCTAGAGCTACTGGGTGAAGCCTAAGACGACGAGAGTTTACAAGAGTGTTGCTACCCTGCTTACTGTCACCCCAACCAAAAAGCTCTGTACCAGACCCTGGAGTAAATGTAGAACCACCAGCTCCAAAGATTTCTTTGTAAAGACCAGTTGTAGACTCTTTTAATACAAGAGCTACCTCAGCGTTGTTACCCTGTCTCAACTGCGCAAGAATAGAAGTACCGAACTGATGACCAGTTACATCGAGAAGATCCTCTGTAAAAGAAGGCTCAACATCACCATCTAAAATACCTAGATCAATGAATCCACCTTTGTTGACTATCTGTACGTCAATCCCAGAATCTACGTCTGCTGCATCTGTAGCTACTACATCAGTTACATCTAGAGTAATGAATAGACGAGATCCATCGATACGACCTGTGTACCCAGTAGCACCCTCAATTGCAGGTTGCATAGCTGCTAGGATCTGAGCCTCTGTCATACCAGTAGTTACGTCTACTTCGATTCCAGTACCTGACCCTGGGTTTGTTGTTCCAGCTGCATCTAAATCGAAAAATACATCGTAAGTTGTAGAAGCGTCATAAATGTTGAAATATAAACCATTTAGATCCGCTGCCACGATGCCTTTAACGTCAATGCATACTTGCTCTTCAATCTCCCATGTCGCATTTATGGGATTAATTTTAATATTAGAAGCACTTGCGCTCATTGTTGTCACTCCTTTGACATTTTATGTTCCGTAACAGAGCTCTAGTTTGGCTGTAAATACGAGCTCTAAAAATAATACATTATCATTAGACTCATCAATTTCGACAATGTCTATACTCTCTGGGATAATATCCTTGATTGTACTCCCAAGTCGAACTGATGGGTCTAAGAGATCTGCGAGGACATCATCGGCTGTAGAATGAATGTCATCATAAGTCTCCAATAAATCTACGAATCCTTTTTTGTAAATTCGCACAGTTATTGGAAATTCAAAGCTATGTACTCTCTGATTAGCTGGGGCTGATACAATCGTACCGGTTGAAATGTGAAAGCTGTCATTGACGATGGTCTCGCCAATCTGATTGGGCTGAAAGGGCTGGTCATGCTCTCTGAATCCTAGCCCCTCTAATCTATCTCTAAAAAAAGGTCTTACTGATGCTAAACTCATTGCCTTACTAAATCCGCCGTTCTAAAAGGTGATTCCTCTCCACTAGTGATGTTACCATCTCCATCCAGATCGAGTCTAAAAAAAGCTCTGTGCTTATGTGTTAAGCCTTCACTCATGTAGTCGTTGGCCTTCTGCTCGAAAATGTCGCCCACGACATTAGAGTTATCTCTAAAAATTAGACTTAAGACCATGCTTAGGGCCCATTGACGAACTTCTTCGATATCGACAAAAGCGTCCTTTGTGAGCTTTACGTTGTTTCTGTCTGTCACACCACGCTCATTGAAATCCTCAACAATCATGGTTTGAACCTGCCGATGCTTGTATTTAAAAGACGTTCGGCCATCTGGAAGCCATTTAATAATGTCTTCTTCTTTTACCAGAAGATCATAATCATCTGAGAACAGCTTATCGTCAGCTTCAGTCAAGACTTGCATCTGCTTTGTAAAGGTGACTGGTGCACCGTCCGTGGTAACACGCACAGTGACATCAACAGTGCGACTCGCCCCTGAGTATTGCCAGTCTAGAAACCAATTCCGTGATAAATTAGAGCCAGTCCCGGTAACATCTACAAACGACTCTGTAGCCTCTGGCTGGATCTCAACCAATGTAATTGCTGCCTCATCCTTACTGATAAAAGTAGATGTAGCATCAAGTCTGGTACCATCCTCAATCTGCACTACTCGATCTAGTCGAATCTTTGGAAAAATAGCCATTAGCAACCCCCATTCATTGGCCAAAACCAATGACCCATCAAAATACCAGCTATCAATGGTAACGCTGGTGAATACCAAGAAAACTGAGTCAGTATCATGCTTAAAGTAGATACTCTTGGATCTTTCTGCCTTTTAACAAATAAGTATATATCCCAAATTATCCATAAAAGAGCTGTTCCGATCATGATATATGTACTTAAAGTCATCATGCTATAGCCACCCGTAATTGCCAGTCATTTGGTATGCTAAAAGCTGCATAATAGTAAGGCCACCAAACGCTGAAATAGGAGCATTCAAAACTGCCAACCTAGTTGGATCAGATTCATTCCTAAGAGCATCTTCAAACTCTAAGGACCCTCGATCTTCGTACCTAATTATAGCGTCGTTGTACCAACTGTAAATCATATCGATAATATCTTGGCCACTAGGAATCCCATTATCCGGGTCTGTTGGCAATGCTTCTGCGTTTTCTCTTAAGTCTGTCAAACGGCCAATTCTAACGTCTCTGTTAAGCTCACCTATTTCTTTTGGATTGTATGGTTTTGATATATCACCCATCAATATAGGCGTTGATCCATCAACATCGTAAAAAGTAATTGTTCTTGATGGCGTGATAATCTTTCTGTTTCCAGCGTCCATAACATACTGCCATTCAATCTTAACGCGCCTCTGGTCCGCTGACTCACTACCTGCAACTGAATAATAACGGATAGTCTTGGCACCCCTAGACCAATCCCAAGAACGCGGATAGATATTCCACCATCTTAAAGATTTAACATCTGTCTTTTTTAGCTCTGTAAGATCAAACTCATCAAGTAGGTTCATCCCCACTCCTCTATTGTTAATGCTGCTCTATAAATAGTTGCCAAGTCACCATTAGCGGCACCTGACCAGTCTAAATCAATCGTGTGAGCACCGGCTGTAAAGTTAACAATCTCAAATCCCGAAGCTAGATGCCTTTGGTTAGTACTGGTGTTTGCTGTTCCGCCACCAACTAATCCAAGAACAATACCGGCACCACCAGTGTCCTTAGGCTCTTGTTGATGCTCCATAATCACTGTTGTGTTATCAACTTCAACCTGAGCTACAAAATCATTTCCGCCGTCGTTCAAAGACCATGTATAGGACCACCCTACTTTGTAGTTTCCAGCTGTAGGAATGTTAACTGATATGCTTGTAAATTCAGCTAGTGTATTTGTGTTGTTAATAAGACCTGTTGTCTCACTAGAGAAGTCTTTGAAGTCTTCACCGGATTCAATAGCTGTAATTCGCCCCCTAGAATCTACTGTTACATTAGCTTCTTCATAGAACCCAGGCGTAACACCAGTCAGACTAAGACCTAAATCAATCTCATTATTAGGTCCGTCATTGGTTACAGTCACATCGCCGAACGAATCTGTATTGATGTTTTTAAACTCTAAATCTAGGCCTGTCTTTTGTATAAAAACACCAACACCACCAACACCCTGGTTGCTAGCAGTATTCGCCTCACCTGAAGCACCAGCTCCATTAGCTGCTGCTGTAATACGACCTCTAGAGTCAACTGTAATATCTGCAGATACATAATTGCCTGGAGTAACACCAGTAGTAGTCAAACCAAGATCAATCTCATTGTTAGCAGCATCATCTGTAACACTAATATCTGCATTTGCATCGTTATTGATATTTTTAAACTGAAGATCAACACCAACTTTATTATCAAATACCCCTACGCCCCCAACTCCAACATTAGAACCAGTATTGGCTTGACCCGCTGCCGGCAACGATTGAGCGACCCAGCTAGATCCTGTAAACGTAAGCACTTGGTTCGCTGTGGCTCCACCAGTACTCACATCCAACAAGTCATCAAGAACAGCGTCAGAACATGATGCGTTTCTAATTCTAAACCAAGCTGCCACTCGTGCGTCTGTTACATTACCACCTGTTACAGTATTCGTTCTAAAGCCAATACAGTCACCGGCTACATAAGATCTTGGTGTTACTGTTTCAAAACCTTTTAGAGACGTAAAAGCATTAGTAGTGAAGTCAAGAGCATCATTTTTCATCAAGTCCATTGTTACTGAACCAGTTCCTAGCTCAGCATCAAAAGAAACTGCAAATAGCTCACAATCTACCGGCAAAACGATATTAATGTTTCCAGTAGCTCCGTTACCAAAAGACCATTGCCTATTGTTATTAGAAAGATTTCCGTTCTCTTCTGCCCATACAGAAAATACCGTAAACCCTTCAGCTGCGTTATTGACCGTGACGTCTACCGCTAGCCTGTTGACGCCATTAACATCTATGACTTCTACTGCATCACCAGAAGGATCCTGTATCGTAATACAACTAACTCCATCTCCTGTAATACCGCTCATACACTAGTCCTTTTTAATGACATCTCTACGTCCCTTTGACTTAGATTCAATCATCTTTCCTACATCTTGCTTTAACCAAAGCATTATGCGGGCAAATAACTCAACTTCTCCACCTTTTATCTCAAAGGTGCCACTCTCTAAAATTCTGACAAGGCCCGCGTGAAGAGCCTTGTCATCAAAATCTACCTTATTAAGCAAATTCCATTACCCTTACATCTTGTGATCCAGAAGCAGCGATCATCCAAAGATCAGCATTCTCTCCAAGGTCGTACTGCAAACTAGACTTCTTAGGAATGCAAAGACCGTTAGCTGCAGTAACTGTGTTATCTTGACCAAGATAAACAGTGTCCGTTCCATTATTCTGAATGATTAAAGAACATCTTCCAGAAAGTGGTGTAGCAACAATCTCTGCTGCTGTAGTTGTTACGGTCTCTGCAGTGTTCTGCAAAGTCTCTTGTTTTGCCATTGCACTTGTAACAACGTTAATAGATCCGTCTGCATTTACTGCAAGAACGTCACCTGCGCTATCTTGCACCTTAATACAAGCTGCACCGTTTGCATCAATCCCTAAAGTGTTAGTACCATCGCTAATAGCAATATTAGACGTGCTGGCATCTAAACATACATCGTAAATTCCTAATCCTGCTGACATAATTTTATCCCCCTCTTATTCCCAGGTCACTACTTCAACAATTTCTCCAACTGAAGGTGACTGGAAGTATAATGTTAAATTCGCAAAGTTGCGGTCGTCATTATAAGATGACTTCCCTGGTATCTCTAAAAACACAGTACCACTTTCACCACTAACATGCGTTAGCTTGAGACTACCATTTCCTCTGGTCTTTATCATATAACCACAAATCTGCGTTGGTAAAACTAGACTCTGCTCCACATCTGCAGCTGCAATTGTAACGTTGAATATTCGTTGAGTCTTATTGTTAGTAGGTGTTCCGCCTAAAGCAGCTAAAATTTGCTCTAGAACTTCAAGACTGCAATCGTCACTAACTCGTACAGTTACTTTTCCGTTACAATCTACAGCAAATTTTAAATTCTCTAGGTCTATGGTTGACCTACAAGGGTCGAGATCAGTCGATGCCACTTAACTCCCCTTCGGCTTTTACGTTAAACCAAGCGTACCAAAGTTTCTCGGAAGCAACGTATTGTATGTCTTGGTAAACAACGAAACCTCTGTGTTTTACGTTGTTAGCCAACATAAGCTGACGCAGCCTCCGAGGAGACCGCGCCCGCAAAAAGTTTGGAATAGTGTCCAGCGATACTGCCGGACGCTGTAACATTGCCATCTAGGATTAGTTGTTATCCTTAACAATGTGAGCAGCTTGAGTCGTGATAGCAGTTGTACCATCAGCTAAGAAAGCTCCTGGAACACCAACTTGCATAGACTTAACACCATACTTTTGAGTTAGAACCTGTTGCTTGGCACCCGCACCAAAAGATGGAGCGTTTACTTCGTCAAACTGTGGTTGACGTTGGAAACCAACAGCAAAACCGTTCATTTCGTACATAAAGTACTGTTGAGCAGCTAGCTCAGTATTTACAACAACGTTAACACCATAAAGACGACCAAGAACACCTTCAGGAACTACTGCAGTACCGTACTGGTCAGCAGAAACAAAAGGATCGATCTTCAAAAGAAGCTCTTCTTGCTCTGGAGCAACTTGAAGGAACAGCATTCCAGCATCAGCTTTGTTCTTTACTAGAACACGACGCATTTCAAGAACGATGTCCTGAGTGATGTTACCAGCAGTAGTAGTAGTGATCGCATCAGCTTCCATCGCAGCAATAATATCTGCATCTAAAGAACGTCCATGCTCCTTAGCAGCTTGCTCGATGTACTCACGCTGAACATCTAGTGTAGATTCGATCTCATCGTCAGAATCAATCAACCACTGGATGTGTGCACGCTGATCAAGGTTCATAGTGTCCTTAGCAAACGCTGGGTTTTGGTTAGTACCTGCAGTAGCAGATGCACGCTTCTCAACTGTAAAGAGAGAAGAGTATTTAGGGAAAGAGATGCTTGCAGCACCTTTAACCGCTCTGTTTGATACATCACGAACAGTACCCATGTACTTTGATTCTTGAATCAAGGCACGCTGAGCGATTTCCGCGATGACTTCCTGTTTTGTAGCTTGTAATTCAGTATTACCTACTTCGTTAGCCATGTTTGAATCCTTTCAAATTAGCGGCTTTCAGCTGACGCCCATGTCGCCATAAGCTCATCAATTGAAGCCTTTTTTAAGTTCTTTTTCGGGGCAGTGGTTTGGCCTGTGGCAATGTTATGACTAGCAATCTTTGGAGCTTCTTTGCTGAATAGCACTGGTGCGCTTCTCTTAGCTCCTTCAACGAGGTCTCTTACCTGATCTCTATCAGGCTCAAAGTTGTCGCTAAATTGCAACTCGCCAATCTTGTCCTCTAAGAATTTCTGCACAACATCTGGTGAATTGCATCCTGCCTTAACAGCCTCATCGACAATCGCATTCATAGCCCGACTCCGTGCCACAGTCCCTACAGTCTCTTTAAGCTTTGCTTTAGACTCGTGGACCTCTTTTCTAAGTGACTCAATTAACTTGTCTTTATTACCCTCAGCCTCGTACTTCTCATTCTGCAGCTGCTTTAATTGCTCTTGCACTTCCGCAAACTGCGATTCCGTATTCTTCAGTTTCCCAAGAACACGTTTATAAGTATCGTACTGCACTGTATTGTCGCTAGCATTACTAACGTTATTAGACTCCTGCTGAACAGCATCGCTTGTCTCGGCTGGCGCGACATTATCGCCTTTGATTTCTTCTGACATTCTACCCCCTGTAATTTATTTTTCAAGACCCAAAATTGATCTTGATCGCCCTGCGGACGAATTTCTTTACAATATTGTTAATCCTTTTAGTAACTCTTGACTCTGATTCAATACCTTTGGCCGTGTAAAGGAAAAAACCACGACGACGTAGATCTCTGTCAACCTCACGATTAGACTTACGGTTATCTTCATCGCGTGCACCAACTGTAGGCCGCCTGAGTGTGTTATCGACAAATATACTTATCACTGTGCGACCTAATTCAAACACAATGTTATCTATGAGTTGTCCAGAAAACGTGAGATTCGAACGGTTTACACTGAATGTTGGATGTGTTGGGTTTTTAGAAGATAAAGATTCTCTAATTGCTTTCGTTGACTCTTTTAATGGCGGAAAAGACCTAGAATCATTAAGTGGTCTAGCTCGCCTAGCCTCACCTTGAATCCTACCGACGACAAACTCACCTATCTCGGTACGCATTTGCTTACTTTCAGTAACTTTCTCAAAAGTATCTTTGATACGACGCTCAACTGCTGGAATACCCTTGATGTTAACCTTCGCCATCTTCTTCAGAATCCCCCGTGATTAAATCAAGTAATCCTGCAACCCTTCGCTCAAACGCCTGACGCCCTTCGGTGTTACGAGTTCTAACCGCGTCTCGTATCTCCGAACCAAACTCTTTCTTGATCTCTTGAAGCTCTGTTTTGGATACACCAAAGAACGGACGACGAGGAACTGTGTCCCCAACTGAATGATTAAAAGCCTTGGCGTTTTCCTCAGCATCGTTCCAACCAATTGTGATCTTGTTCCCGTCGATTTGTATGACATCCATCAACCCCAACATGTCACCTGTTAACGTCATATTAACATTACCACGACTTTTGCCGAACGCTTTGAAATCTAGACTGTCAGAGTACTCTTTACTATATGGTGGTTTAAGCTTAACGGGCGTACCTCTGCCACTACCACCAAACGACATACCGTTACCTGCAGAAGAACGTTCACGAATCCTTTCTATAATCGCTCCACCAATCGCTTCTTTAAGAGAGTCCATTCCTCGAAAGTCGATGCCGAACTCATCCTTCAAATTGATCGTCTGCTTCACCCTCGATTTCTTGAACGTCGGTGCTGACATCTTATACCTCTTGGTTAAGCTGTGGTGCAGGAGCTTGATTCGACATCTCTCCATAAAGCTGCTCATCTTCATCGATCTGTTGTGCCATCTCAATCGCTTTATCACGGTCAACATTGTTCATTTCCATCAGGACATCAATGCGTGACTTATAACCATTCTCACGGGCCTCATTAAGACTTGTCATCTTCTCGGACTTCGTTTGAATAGCCTCAGGCTCAGCAAACTCAACGTCAACTTGCACATCTTCTGGTAACTCTGGTCCCTTGAACTGTGGCTCTAGCTCTCCCTCACCGACAACACCTTGGAACACATTAGACCAACGATACATAATTTTAAGCAACTGATTCTCGACACGTCTAAAGAGATCAAAGTCATCGCGTGTAGCTTCAAACTTAGTGATCATTGCAAGCAATCGATCCAGGCCACTGTTAAATTTCTGACTCTCTCCACTTGCTGATATCAATGCTGGATCCTGACCATCACTTGTTAGATGAAGGTTCAAGATAGACTCTAAGAAGTTCTGAATGCCATCAAGATTTGCATTCGGAGTAATGAACTCAAACCTTGGAGTAAGCTCTGGTCTCTTAGGATCAAGCTTAAGGTGTAGTACATGATTTGGACCAATCACCATATTCGATGGAATCTTCTCACTGGCAATAACCGCTTGACCATGGCCCTGAAGCTTAATGATGTTTGAAAAGTCACTTAGGATCATTCCAAAATCCAGATTGAAGTCGACCTCTTGAGATCCGCGCCTAACAAAGAATTGAAAGTCCTTATCAGTTGGAGCAACATCAATAAACGGCAACATTCCAATCGGATTAGGCACGACTTCACTTACAATCTTACCGTTTCCGTTCATCGTAAAATGAACATCCTCTGTCCAAACAATGTATCGCTCAAGTAGTGCTTTGCGATCATCATCATCTGCAATTGTCTGGTTTCTTCGATCATTACCTTTGTAGCGAGATAGCTGTGTTGGCTCACCATTCCCACTTCGAACTGTCCCGTGCAAATCTTTATCCCACACGTTCAATATATAAGCGTGAGCTTTCTCGGGGTCCTTAGCACTTGGGACCACATCATAATGAATAGGGCTAATTGCTCTGATCTTATAACCACCTTGCATGTCAGGTACACACATCAGTGTACATTGGTCATGGAGGTTTAAAAGAATGTTTGATTTCTTAAGAGACTGGTTGATTGGAAGATTTTCGTATAAAGAGTCGAGCAACGCCACTTGGTCTTCAGATAACTCCTCACCTGATCGTCTAGACCATATTCTTGTAGGCTCACGATTATAGACACTGGACTTTTCATTGATCATTCGCTTAGACAGGTTAATTGATAAGATCTTTCTCATCTCTTGAACCGTCTTTTCTGAGAACTCTCTTCTCAACCGCTCAATAATGTATATGTCTTGCTGACCATTGTAGACATCGTGACGTTTTTGCTGGTCACGCTTTCTGTTGTGGTTGTCCTCACTTCTGATGTCGGCAAGGATAGCAATCCTGACACCTTTGTCTAATAAATCCAGTTCTTCTTCCATCGCTTACCTCGTAATCATCTGTGGCGTGTAATCATTTGATGCGTTTACATCTTCGCAGATACTGTAGCCAATAGCTGTAGTGATATGTTGATACGGCTTTGAATCATCCTCAATATAATTTGCCCCATCTTTAAGTGCGGTGAGTCTAAATCCCTCTTCCGCCATTGGAGCATCTTTATATATGAACATATTCCTATCACCGTTTGCATTGCAAATTCTACCGTTTACCAAGTTGTGTCGTTCTTTTACTGCTGGATTCGTGTGCCCTACATCAATGTCGTATCTATAACGACCCTCTTCCATAAACGACTCGATGATATCATAGTCAGATTGGTTACTTCGAGTATCCCTAGACCTTCCGGTAGCATCACCGTGGATTATATACTGATATTGATGATCGATAAGACCTTTACCCCGAGCTTCCTCTAATGCATCACGTGTTCTCAATCCTTCAACAGTGACCTCATTAAACACATGGGTCGTGCCTCGAACGTGCTGTAGTAGCGCTAATGATAGTGGTTTGTTTTTGGCAATGTTGAAGTCAAATGCCATAACCACAGGATAGTTAGGATCAATCGTGTAGCTCTTATCGATGTAGTTCGCCTCACGGCTATAGGTGTGGTAGATGACCTCGCTCTTGATCTCAATCCACTTACCCTCGACCATTCTTTGGGCTTCACGGTTATCGTAAATATTGTATAGATTTTCGACGTAAGATTTCGGTAAGTATGGATTATCTTTAGTAAGCGAGTAATAAACGTGCTTCGTTGGTGATGCATTTTTCGGGTCAATAAAGTGGGAATATGCGGGATGTGATGGAGAGTCTGGGTTCGTCGCTCCAATCACCCACTTCTCTGGGACATGGCTTAATCGACCGACTCTAGAAAAACCTTCCCTATAAGCTGCCCAATGATCACCCTTACTCTCAGATAATTCCTCAAACGCTAATGCACTCAAATCGTATGACCTGAATTTCTGGTAGTTCTTGTCAGACCAACTGAATGGTATGAACCTAGATCCATTATTGAACTTAAAAGCCCCACTCGTTTCATTGTATGTGTACTCGAGGCCGCCACCCACTTCAAAGAGATGCTCGCGTATCTTTTGACAAAGAGTTTCTTTCAGACGCGGTAGTGCAAGCCGACCGAGGCCGACAACTGCACCAGGATAAAGAATGCAATGGGTAGCAACGAGATGTGCAACAACAATCGACTTTGCTGACCCAACAGAGCCGCTAAGTAAAAGTTCGTGAGTACCAAGAGAATAATCAAAAGTACGCCTAACATCGTATATGATCTTATACTGGTTCTTTAGAGGTTTAAAGTTTATGAGGTTCGGTGTGCTTGATAACGGCACTTTAGCCTTGTTTAAATTTAAACTTTGGAAAACTTATCGGTTTAGCTTTTTTCGCTCTTTCTTTGTCATATTCCTTCATACGCTCAATTAGGAACTCGTCTTTGCCCCATAAGCGTCTATAAAAAGGTCTCTTTTTCCACTCTAATAATGCTTTTAAAAGATCCTCTCGGAACATCTGCTCAAAAGGACCCACTGAGCAATAGTGCTCTATAGCTATCTGGTTTATTAAGTCTTGTTTTAAATCATCCATCTTCTGGCTCTTTGTCTAGATTATAGGCAAGCTCGATTTTATGTGTACCTGTTGTCTCAACCTCGACCTTGTCGCGATAACCAAAACGAGCCTTCATATTAAAGATCCATGTCGACTGGCTAAAGGTCCCGTCTTCCTTACCCATAAAGAGACCTATCTTACCTTGAGTCTCCCACCAAGCCTGACATTTATAGCGCGCCGTGTTTATAGCGTCAGAAAACTCAGGGTAAGTACGCTCCCATTCGTAGATAGTTTCTCTTGAAACTTGGATTTCTCCAGCAAAAGCAGTGAGTGAATCGCCTCTAGACATAAAATCTATGATTTCCTGGCAATATTTTGGATCGTACTTAGTTGGTCTTCCTGGTCCCTGCATGACATCTTGGATCATAGCATGAGATTATTCTAAATCAAAATCAAAGTAGTCAACTAAAAAAGTAGCTATCGAATCGACTATTATCTCTTCTATTTCAGATGATAGGGCTTGAGAAGATCCTGTTCGGTATAAAACACCATGGAAAAACTCATGCAACAACGTTTGTTCTAGCTCTTTACCTGTGAGAGTTTTGTCTACTACGATGAGACCTTTTCGATTATCGGTAATTCCAAAACATTGCTGTTGGGAAAGATCTTTATATTCGATCTTATACGTTTTACCTAAGATGTTAATACATTTAGCCTTAGACAAGTCTTCCTACCCATCGACCTTTCTTATCGAGAACCATTGGGACGAGCAATGGTTGATCATCAATGATCACTCCGGTTCCGATAATAGGTCTTTTTAGATTATTTTTGTTGTAAGCAAAAGCGAGTGACTTAGGATCAATAAGACAGCCACACTGCATACCCCAATAAAGCCCAAGAGAATTACCCCAATAATGTATATTAAATTTCTCATGATAATGCCCTTGTATAGCACACATGGATTGCGCCTGAGAAAGCTTAAATACATCTGCACTTTTACCATGATGGATGTATACGCTTTGTTTGTTTGATAACTTAATTGTTAAGTCGTTATGCCATTTCCAAGTATCTGGCACATCATATATTTCGTTATATGATTTTACATAGGCCCTCGGAATGCCGTGGGATAGAATTCTACGAAGAATAAGAGAACCATGATTAGAATCCACGATATCAAGAACAGGACAGATTTTTGCCAAGTCTTGAAGGAAATACGTGGCTTCAATAAGCTCATGACCGGCAGAATACAAATCGGGATCAGAATCGTGAAAAGAAAGAGCATGTTTATCTACCTCGTCGCCTAAGCATATCCACCTATCGATGGAGTAAACAGTTTTGATTCGCTTTAAAAAGTCTAAAGCATCTGGATGTTGATAAGGTGCGTGTAAGTCTGAGATGAATCCAATATCCACGTTCCTTATTCTATGGTCGTGTCAAAATATTGGTACTGATCTATTGTCTAGTTTTTAAGCGCTTTATTTCTCGATTAAGACGCTTTATCTCATGGTGTTGCGCTGCAAGTTTGCGGGCTAAGAAAGAATTGATATCATGCTGAGTCGGCTTATTATCTGTCCACCTCATAATAACTTCTTGCCAATCTAAGATCAAAGCTTTGACTCTATTCAACTCATGCTCCTAAACCCTCCACATTTCGCACACTTAAAGTCTTTGTCTTAGTTTGGATGATCACACCACATGCATATCCAGTAAGTTAGCTTTTTCATCTGTAGAACTGATAGCAAACAAATGCGTAAAAACATATAAAGGTTACTAAGCTAAACTTTTCAATTGGTGTCATATCTCTTTTTTTGCTCATCTTGCGCCTTCTTCCATTCTTCCTAAGAACATCATAGAAAGGATTGGCCATAAGTGTCTATCGTATCTTAACATTGTAATAGCTGCATCCTTAGCTGCTTTCTTTCTAGCTTCACCTTTTAAGTAATCAAGGTATTGCTGCCACTCTTCAATTTGTTCTTTGTCAGTCACTTACTCCTCTTTTCCTTTCAAATAATTAGCTTTAGCCGGATTAACTTTTAGAATACATTCAGATATACTTTCTTGATCTGCTTTCATTTTTCTCAATGCTTCTAAAAGTTCTATAATAAAAACCATCATCTGTTCTTCTTTTGGCGAAATAAAAATAGTGTCGTGTTCGACCCATGTCGTTACAATTACGCTAGCCTCACCTAACTTCCCTATTGTTTCTCGCATTTATCCCTCACGGTTTTGGTTGTAAACTTTATCGACATCTCTACGAAATCGCTCAACTAATCTATCTAGCTCTTGAGGCAAGTGTGAGTATATAAATGGGGGGATTATTCTATAACGAATATCCATTTGGACATCGCCCTCTTCTCTAGGCCAGCGTCTTAATGAAATCTCATACTCGTCAACATGTCTACAGGGTGGAGTTATTGTTAATTCAAAACGTAACTCAATACATTTTGTTATCGCTTGAATTAAAAGCTCTTTTTGTTCGTTCTTCTTACCTCTCACTTCTCACCTCTCTCCCCAGGCACCAAACCCTCAAGCTGCTTCATAACAATATCTTTAATCTGTGGATCTAAACTATTAAGTGTCGCTTCAAGCATTTCCAGAAGCACAGGGACATCGGTGCGACCAGAAACGTGGTTCCAATTTTTCATTCTGACAACTTCACTAACTAATTTATGATCAATGTCAAACAAGGCCGCTATCTTACCCTGAGCAATGCTTTTTGATGCTAAAAACCTTATCTCTTCAACTTGCCATTCTTGTAGTTTAGCCATTGAGTTTTTAGAGCCTTCACCGTTTGTACCATGTAATTTCTTGTGAGAGTTGTTCTCTTTAGCTGTACATATTAAAAGGTTAGATGCCTTGTTGTTTGTTGGGTCTCCATCTAAATGAGCCACGTGATAACCAGGGGTTCTTTTTCCCTCACAAAAAGCGTGTGCTACTAGCCTATGAACTTTTTGAGTTTCATACTTTTTAGTATAATCATTCTTTAAACCGACTGAGCAGTATCCGCGCCTATCAACTGCCTGCTTTAACACTCGATAGTCTTGGCCGAGTTTGTCTTTGTGATTGCCGGGCTTAAGCAATGACCTCACTCGACCCATATTAGAAACTTGATAGTGGCGAGCGTCTGTAACAACAATCCACCTCTCCTCAGTCGCACTCTCAGTGCGTTGCTTTACGCTTTGTAGGTAGGTTTCTAGGTCACCCATCTACCCCTCACTCTTATTAATGCTTAGCCATTCTATAGGAATATCATATTCAGGTATCGGAATCACATTACAATAAGACCAACAGTCTTTATCCTCATCGTAAATACCTACACGAACTAAGTAGTCTGTTCCAAGTTTCATAATAGAAACATACATGTTTCCATCTTTATCAACGTCTATCCACTTTGTTTTCTCCATTCAATTCCTTTTGTCCCTATATTCAGCCAACGCTTTCATAGCAACCTCACTAATCGATTTCATATCCGAATCTGCAGCATCGTGCTCATCAAATATTTTATCTAAAGCCTTAGATAATTTTTCTAATTTAAGTTTTTGCTTTTTTAAGCCAACTTCCGTATCCACCAATTGAACAATAAAAGTTTTTATATAATCTAAAAATCTGTCTTCTTCGTGATTTTTTTGGCAAGCGTCCCAGCCTGCTTTGAAAGCATGACCAGGACCAATATTACCCTTTTGTGTTCCATAAAATTCTTTTTCTACGTATTCTGTGGCCAACCGATCTCTTTCATTCAAAACGGCCCCTCTTCCCCAATATGGATTGGTGGATGTATTGAATCCCATTCTTCTTGAGTCATATCTCACCCAGCTGTTTTAAAGTTTCGTAAGCATAGTCAGGTGCTTCTACACAACTAGTCATTGCACTAATTTCTTTTAAAACCTCAACCGCTTTGTCGTAGGCTGATTTTTCTATGACGTGAACTAGGTCACAGTCGTCTAATCCTGGATGTTCATCGTAATAAACATAATCAACCTCGCTAACATAAAACTCTCTCGGTTTATTCACCTTTAAACTCCTTTGTGAACCTGCCAGACCTTCTGTTCAATAACTGAGTAGCGTGTCTATTTTTATCGATGCAATCTTTTACGTTTTGTTTTTGGGTGCCAGCAAATAAGTGAAAAGGATTCACACACTTTTTATTATCACAGTGATGGCAGCACAATAAGTCGCCTAGAGGTTCTATAAAATATTCATAGCTCCATCGATGTACCTGATAATATTTATAATTAGCACCAAACTTACCATAGCCATCTCGCCTTAAAGTGCCGATCCATTCCCAGCAATCATCTGAGTATTTGACTTGAGAAAAAAACCTCTCAGCTATGTTTTGATGTGTGTATTGATTAGGCATCTGATAAAACCGCCTTAGCTCTTTTTATTATTTCCGGGAAAGGGCTTCGCTCTGAGTATTCACCATAATGAGCTATTGATTTTAACTCTGTTTTTAAATAGTCCCTCAACACATCCTCTGCTGTTTCTTTTTTCATTGGCCCATAATCAATTACTAAACCAGAATAACGATCTAACTCCTCAACTTGATCCCTACAAAAGACAATGGTTGTCGGATCTGGGCCATATACTCTGATTGCTTTTTCTATTTTATCATTTAATGGCTTAACATTTTCATTGAACCACTTATCAAGTTGACCCAACCTCCAATGCTCATCAGGTGACTGGGTCATTGTTAGCCAATCAGGTCTATCAATCTTCATTTAATTCTCCTTGCAATAATCGTGCCTAATATCAAGACACATGTAACATAAGATCGGATTTGTACTCATCCACCATCAAAGTCACTAATTTCTTAGGTTTCACCCCTACAATTTCAGCCCAATCTTTCAGCTTCTTCTTAGACGGCCTACAAACGCCTCTCTCGACATTTGAAACATATTGGGCGCAAGAGTACCCAAGCGCTCTAGCAACGTCACCTTGGCTCAAATTTCGCGTCTCTCGAGAATTCTTCAAAAACTCTCCAACTGTTGTTTTGTTCATCTGATCTCCTGTGTTGAGTATATAGTTTAATATTGTTTATAAATCAAGTTTATTTTTTATCCATTATACTTAATAAATCCAATACCTTGGCTTTTTAAAATTTTACGATATCTGTCATCTGACGATACAACTACCCATTTGTACGGCCTTTTTTTATAAAAAGACTGAAATTCGCTAGAGTTACCAGTGTAATAATTAATCTGTCTCACAGTATCTCCTAAGTTAACTTTAGTTTTTGCTTCAAAATAAATTGATTTTGACTCAGATACGTATGATTCAGACTCTTGGTCATATATTTTTTCGCTTTGAAAATATTGAAACATATCTGCAAACCCGATTGGTCTTCTAAATTTATCTTTTGAAAAAAGAACATGCTCAATGATTGGATCAGAATAATAATTATTTTTTACAAATTTAAATCCACTCGCCTTTTCAAGAGACTTAATGGTAGTAGAGTCAAAATCAATCAGTTGATTATAAAGCCATACTATAATCTCATCGTGCAAAGAGTCATATATTTGCCCGTCAAACTCACTTCCATAAGCAAAGTTCTTTTTTTCTACTTTATCACTTGCTTTCATCTTTCCTCCAAAGTGATGTGATTGATGTTTTTTCCCTATAGAGATATTATGGTATATAATATTGTTTCTAGATATCGATCACTTCGATCATTCGATCAATATATATGATATTACTGAAGAAATTGATGATCGATGTGGTGATCGATCTTTTTTTATCGATCACTTTTTGCCTAACTTTTAAACAAATCACCAGTACAATTGTTCTTTTTCTATAGTTTTTGCAAAATAGACGAGTCATTCTTCATTCTTTCTGTCATGTATACTGTCCCTTGATTGGTGTGTCTGCTTAATCCCTGAGCTTTCATTATGGTCTGTATCCGACGAATTGAGACCTTGTATCGCCTCGATATTTTCTCAATTTCTGGACTAATGGCACTCCAGTTGAGTGGATCATTTTTAAGATTTTTCGTGTTGTAGATTATAGCCTCACAGTCCATACCGATTAGTTCATCGATATTGTCAGGTGTTTGATTTTTAATGTGAATTGACATGCTCTCATGAGCTAAACGAGAGGCTTTGTAGTTCTTTTTATATAAATGGTACATCTGTGCTAAAATCTGATCTTGAGGAATTTCATCGTAATCAAACTTAATGTGTTCAACATCAAAGATCATAAATCTTCTATTACCCGAACTATCCCTAAGAATATGGTCGAAATTACAACTAGAAATATAGCTGACATAAAAAGGAACAAACTCGCTTTTACGGGCATAGGCTGCCCTGAAGGTAGCCCCCGGTGAAGTAATAAGAGATTTAAGAGTACTGATAGAAACCCTGTGAGTCTCGTCAAATTCAGGAATATTCGCAACGAGTAAATCACTAATAGTTTGGTAATTCTCGATTTTTCTATCCAGGATTTCAATCTCGGAAAAGTAGCTTCCAAAACTACCGAACATATAATTAATCCAACTGTCTTTTCCAATTCCTTGCCCTCCCTTGAGGATAATCATTCTATTTTGTTCTCGTTTTTTTACATCGTGTAAGCGCCTAAAGATGTTTGCGCACCACTCTTTAATGAGCTCAACACAGAAGGATCTCTCAATGTTTGTGATTTCGAGTCGACCAACCATCTCGCCGATAACATCTCGGCCTTGCCATCTTGGGATATCAATACATAGACGAGGTTCAAGACCGGATAACCACCTCTGCAGATGTCGATTGACATAGGCCGGTGAGAGGCCAACATCGTGCGCTTCTGACTCAATGACCTCTCGCAGGTTATCAATTGGAAACCATTTTTCGTCCCTTTCTGAAAAAAAGTAAGATGTTCGTCGTATTTTATCGAACCGAACTCTTGGGTAGTTGAACTCAAAAAATGATTTAAAATCCTCATAGTTTGTACTCGACTTTTTTCCGTCAGAATGGAGCCTAGGATATTTTCCAATAGTCCAGTCAATGCCTGAATCCGCTCTTTTTCTACTTTTCCAATCAATGACCCGTTCACATAAATTTTTACAGGTTTCATATCCGCTCCCATTCTTTAAGTATTTTTTGTCTGAAAAATATGGACCTTTTGCATGGTCCTTATGTAGCTCTATATCCGCTTGTATTGTTTTCTGCACGAGATCTTCAAGGTCAGTGGCTTGATCACTGTACTTAAGAATGAAGCCAACAATAGCGTCATGCCTTTGTTTTTTTGATACCCCTATCTCATTAAAGATCGAGTTGTCGTAGTTTGAGATCTCAACTAGTTGCCTGATATGATCAGGGTATGCAAAAGGTAGATCGTCAGCGTCCAGTTCAAGAAGTTCAGTACTACCGATCCAGCGATATGAAACTCCTTCCTGTCGGTGAGATGAAGGTGGTAATACAGTAAGCCGACCGGTACTAAGTATATCGACCATGCGAGTGCCGAAGCGATCAATTCCGAGATTCTTGACCTCGCCATCGTATCGGTAAAACCTTGTCCATCCCTTAGCTCCTTTTTTGATACATGGAGTGACCGGTAGCGCACCTATAATAAGTTGTTCAATTGCACTAGAGTCCGCCATATTATCATAGTCAAAATCAATAGCTATAACACCGCTACTTTCTCCCGTTGCAAGTCCTATGTCATGATCGTCATACTTTTCTATATATTGCTCTTGCTCTTCTTCTGTGGGAAATCGTTTAGAGAATTTATTTGTCCACTCTGAAATAAAACAAGCTTTTTTCTCTGGATGAACGGGTAATACTGAAAACCCTAAGTCGTAATAGTTTTGTGCCCAATCGCCGAATACGCCCAATGCTGCCCCCTTTCCAACGCTGCTGTCTCGATGTGAAACAAAGATGCTAAATTAATTTGATTAAGTCAAACTTTGTTGTATGATTATAGGTGTTGGAAAAGAAAGAGGTATCAAATGCAATATATAATCCGTTTACAAGCCTATTGTCTAAGATTAGAAAATGAAGGTAGCTTTAAGATGGCTGCAGTTGTTCGTAAAGAATTAGAGATGACCTATAAAAGATATAAAGCTTTAGGTTTGGTATAGGGGGTCTGCATGAGTGTATTCTGGTGTGGGCTTGCAATTATTCTAATACAACTGTTTTGTTATGTCGCAGAAAAAAGATCGAGAAAAAAATGATAGTAGAGTTTAAAGAATCACAAGCAACGTTTGAAGTAGAGATAGATTGTGGAGATATGGGATTTCAATGGGGAGAGATGTCATGTGAGTTCTCTACAGATGGTAACGTTTATAAACTTGGTTCTTATGAAATATATTTGCTGCTAGATGGCAATAAAATCAAAGTAACAAGCCATGTTAGTGAGTTTGTTGTTGATGATTTATTCGAACAATATATAGTCAACTAGCTGCAACCATAGTTTTGTCTATTTTTAGCGCCACTTGACACTAAGATACCTTCTTTCCAACAGGTCCTAAATGCGAGTGGCGCTTTTTTTTTAGGATAGGGCGTGCGTTAGCTGTGGTGGACAATCCGTTATCAACCGGGCGAATAGTACCGGCCACTAGAATCATGCAGGTTTTAATGGGAGTGACAGACACATAGCTTCGTTTGAGCCGATGACCAACCTTTAGGATCGCAACTAACCTATCCGCTTTTTTTTATTTATAAACAGTTTGACATTAAAGAATGCCTTCCATAATGTTATTTCACATCAACGTTGGAAAGGAGAGTTAATGTCCGTAATTCGTAAGGCTAGTCGAAGCTCAATACCTTTAAAGATAGGCATTATGGGCATATCTGGGTCGGGAAAAACATATAGCGCATTAAAGTTAGCTCAAGGCTTATGCCAAGACCCATCAAAGATTGTTGTTATTGATTCTGAAACAACAGGAACTATATCTGATTTTGAAAATCAATACGAGAATAGAAAACGTGGGTCAGATTTCTATGACAACTTATTAGGAAAACCTTTCAGTGTTCTACCTATCGAACCTCCTTATACTCCTAAGAAGTACGAGAAAGCGATCAACTTATGTGTCGCCGAGGGTTTTGAAGTTATTATTGTCGACTCCGCTACTCATGTTTGGGATGGACAAGGGGGAGTGCTTGATATTCATAATTCTTTAGGTGGACAACTTACGCATTGGAAAGAAACAAATACACACCACATGACATTTATAAACGCGATGATGAATTGCTCTAAGCATGTAATTGCGACAGTTCGTATGAAGAAAAAACTTGAGGCTTCGAAAAATGACAAAGGCAAAACACAAATAACCAAACTGGGCGAGAAAGCAATTCAGCGGGATGGTTTTGAATATGATCTCCATGTTGTATTTGAAATTAATAAGGAATCTCACAAAGCTGAAATTGATAAAGATCGTACTGGATTATTTGAGGGGAGGGTTCCATTTGTAATAACGGAAAAGATTGGGGAAGAGTTGAAGAATTGGAACTCGAAGAAAGAAGAGAAGAAAGAAGAAGGCGTAAAGAAGAGCACGAAGCCAAGCGAAACGAAAAGTACGAAAGCTCAAGCTACGGAGCCTTGAAATTTTTAGAAATAATCCCAGGAGGAAGAAGAGTACCAATGCCTTGGGGGGTCTCATGGACTCCTTGGGCTAAGTTTAAATGTAAAGTGTGCGGCAATGTTATTGAGGGCGACCCTCTTAAATTTATGCACTCAAAACCAGACAGCTGCGGCTGTTTCGATGAATTTTAGGAGGTATTATGTCATCGGTGAATATGGCAATTGTTGTGGGAAGAATCGGGAGTGACCCTGAATCAGAGACTATCACAAGCGGTCAGACTTATTGTAATTTCAGTGTTGCCACAAGTGAGAAGTGGACGGATCGAGATGGGCAAAAACAAGAGAGAACAGAATGGCACAGGGTTACGGCATGGGGAAAGCTTGCTGAAATATGTGCAGAGTATCTTAAAAAGGGATCAATGGTTTATGTGGAAGGTCAGATTCAAACAAGATCTTGGGAAGATGGTACTGGTACAAAGAGATATTCTACAGGTATTAACGCCAAAAGTGTTAAGTTTTTAGGATCTAAAAATTCAAAAACATCAGATGACAACCTACCAAATTTTGCTCCTCAAACTGCAGCTGAAGCTAAAGACCAGGAGATTCCGTTTTGATCGAAGAATTAAAAATCATTGCTGATATTATGAAAGATGTAACAGATGGTGCCATGTATATCGCCATCCTTTATATGGCTATTAGCTATTTGAAACCTATTAGTATGGCAGCCATCTTTTCTTTTACTATTATAAAAGTGTCATCTTTTTTCAGGCAACAAAAAGTAGATTCTAAATATCTAGAGGTTATTACTAAAGATGAACTTTGAAATAATAAATTTTGCTGGATTCTATTATGTTCGATATAAAGAACCAGATATATTTGGATACAAATATTTAGATAAAAAAGTCCAATTCGAATATTGGACTCGTAAAGACTATATTCAAAAGTATTGTAAGATGACCAAATATGAATTGATTAAACTTTTAAAACTTTATGGAATTGAAGTTAAATAATTTTTGACCCATCGGCGTGGGAAGCTGTGGCGGCAAGATAGCTCGTGTTTGCCCTATCAAACCAGGCGAAATATTGGCCACTGGAGACACGCGGGAATCTGGGAGAACGACGATGCCTCTTTACTTGATTTCTGGCATCATCGGAATACTGGTGCAATCAAGATTGCCAGAGTCGCGCCTGGCATGGGTCATTTTTTTATAAGGAGAATAAAGTGTTAAGTGAAGAAACAAAAAACCAATTAATCCTGTCTCTTTTAGGTTTAGATAAGTCTAAAGAGAGCAAACAAAGTTTTTACCAAATTGGCGAAGACTATGTATTAAGAACAGTCACTATGATTTACCTTGGAAAAATGAAGCAAGAGACTGAAGATGCTTTGATACTTGAAGACTGTGCTTGGATACCTGAAACCTCTCGTTGGTCTGATTTTTTGCAAGGAAAGAAGCCTAACGAAATGGAACCTTACAGTGAAGACGTTATTGTTTATAAAGGTGCTCTTTTAGATGCGACTGTTATGAAGAAAAAAATCAAAAGAGAGATAATATAATGAATTCAGCTATAAAGCGTGAAAGCTGGTCATGGTCAGGGTCATGGTCATGGTCACGGTCATGGTCAGGGTCAGGGTCACGGTCATGGTCAGGGTCACGGTCAGGGTCATGGTCAGGGTCACGGTCAGGGTCATGGTCATGGTCACGGTCATGGTCATGGTCAGGGTCAGGGTCATGGTCAGGGTCACGGTCATGGTCAGGGTAATTTTGGTGAATTAGAATCAAAAAAAACCCTTTGATGATGAACAGAGCAAAGAGTCCGGCAATGTCAGAACATCCAGATTATAAAATAACATAAAAGTAGCCCAAATTGATACACCCATTAAAGTAATTGCCAGACCTTCCGATAGGTATATTGTTGGAAAGGAAAGGTGTTATGAAAAATTTAATTCTTTTATTATCTACTCTTATTTTTATTGTTAACTGTAAATCTGGTGATTCTGAGCCAACCACCCTTACGTCTATTGTCCCAGATTGTGACGTTTGTGGGGATTTTATTGAAGACGATAAGGATAGCCTCTCGGTTAATGCCAAAGCTCTTCTCGACTCAGTAGGCACTCTCAATACATACTTTACTACAACTGAGATTAACGAACGCGGAGAAGTTGTTAAAACCTATCCAGACTCTCAAATGCTATTCGCTCTAAGAGCTTACGTACATAGCACAACCACTCAATCCACTGCCAATCAAGTCTGTGATGAACTATCCCAAGTCTATGATGACTTTGGTATATCAAATAGCATAGTGTACTTTTCTGGGACACATAACAGTAATTTCGGCGGCTCTACTACTTGTATGCTGGAAGTAAATCTTCCTAATGCTACTATCGCAGTGGACCCGATATTAAACAGATCTTATATTGGTAATCCAAATATTCACGGTCAAAACATTCTTAACGCAGATCAGATAATGGAGGCTCTAGATGCCAATACAATGTCATCTGTTGCTATGAGCCCAGACGGTTTTCTTAACCCACAACCTGACTGGGTGATCCCTTCAGGTGCAACATTCATCGATATGTTTGCTGACAGTGGTTTCAATACACAAGCTACATTTTTAGAGTTTTGTGATGATGTATTTCAAAACCTAGTCAAATAATCGGTCTTCATTGCGAGACTTACGTTTCTTAGGTAAGGTCTCCAGCAAGTAACTTTGACGTTCTTCTGGAGACTTCAATGACCAAAAACCCTTCCAATACTGTTCTAGCCGAGTTCGAGAATCAACTACGACTGCAAAACATGATTGAGCTATTTTCGCTTCTAAAAAAACACGTTGCTTATCGCTCAAATTACTACGACGACCCTTTGCCTTTAGCTCGATATAACAGACAAGGCCTTGCTCGGTGTTCCCTACAAGGTCAGGGAATCCGGCCGAAGCCTTGGAATCTCCAAATGTCCGAGTACGACCATTCCACGTTGATGCTTCTATAACATGCAGATGAACCTTATTTTCTCTAGCCCAATCTAGGACAGATTTTTGGACATCTTTTTCAGGTGTTTTTTGCTTCTTCTTTGGCTCTCGACTAACACCTTGATCTAGCTGTTTTCGATGATAATTCAAGATTGCATTATTCGTTGATTTGCGATGATCCATAATGAAATAATTGCATACTATGAGAGTTATACAAGCGTTAAAACTAATTGAAGCTGGTAGAGAGCAAACTTATTTAATACGTGTTTATAAAAGCGAAGACGGTAAAGTTCTCTCTTATCAAGTTTTGGACGATCTACCAATCGGAAGAACGTCCAAGTATTATAATGAGTACCTTATTGCCAGATCCAATATGGCTTTAAACCATTTAATTTAGAATTTTGCAGAATGTATATCGAGTCTAAATTCTCTGTATATTCTGAAGTCTACATATCTAGTACTGGCTGGTGTTAAATCAGTGTTTTGAATATCTAGCTGAAAACTTGACCCATCTCTCCAGTCTAAGTAACAAAGTGGTTTAATAAACTGTCTAGTCGGTGTGCCACCTGTTCCGGCAAAGTCAAAAGAAAACTCGCCTACATCGAGGTGTTTTGAGAATATACGATTACTAACAGTACTAGCTGGGCCACTTGGAAACTCTAAAATATCTGTCTGTAAATACTCAGACTCATCCTTAGCTGATGGATCAACCATTGGTGCAGATCCCGCGGAATCAATATTTAAAAGCATTTTATTACCATTAGGAGCTCCAATACCAAGAGATCCCCAGTCCTCTGTTAAACCAAATTGCAAAGGGCTTACCGATGTCCAAACACCGTAAAATATTTGATTAACAAACTTTTCTAAGACAAAAGTTCCTACAGATACAGTACCTGAGCTACCAGGAAGGATAGTGGTTTGAAGATCGATGGTGTGGTTATCAATAGTATCTACGGCTTGCGCTAATTCGTTAAGAGATCCGGAAGGCGCTGTAGCACCGTCACTTACACCTAAAAAGTCTAAGAGAAAGTTTATATTTGACCCAATCCTACGCATAAGCGTTTCCGTTAAAGGTGCGTTTGCTGTAATCTCAGTGTCGTTTAATCGGTCCGCCACCGTAGGTAAATCGGCCATCTATCCCCCTGTTAAATCATTGAATATGGCAGTCCAGTATCTGGGAAAGCTGGATCATCTGTCATATACGCATAGATTAATTTTTGCTTGTCTGAAGTGTCAGTGTCAACATAGTCGGTAAACTCAACAATAAGACCGGGAGCTAGCGTTATACTGGCTGGATCCTGTAGTGTAAATGTGTTTTCGTTGATGTCTGTTACTACTAAGTCTTCATCGATTGAATAGTCTTCGTTATGCACTCTAATGGAAATAAACTCATTTATAGATACAATGTTCTGCCACTTCCTAAACTCATCTGCTCCGAATCGAGATGGATATACCGGGTCAGGACCGATCACAAACTGACTTGATGAAATAACTCCTGCAATAGGGGAGCACGGTGACATAAGGCCAAAACGTGTATCTACTCCCAATCCTGTATCAAGAAGAGTTAGCTCTACTTCACCAGTTTTTAGATTGATTGATCTGTTTTGTATCTCAAATAACCTAGGATCAAACTGACGATTACCTTTTGTAATATCTGTTATTTTTAAACCTAGGAATTCAGCGACTACTATATCACCAATTTCTAAATCAACAGATTCTCGGAGCAAAGCTTTTAAGGTAACTATTTCTGCCCCAAACTTATATCGATCTAGTATCCTAGTGGCATTACTTGCTACAATATTCTGAGCGTTTAGATCTGTTCTAAGACCCAAAGAAGAGACAACGTAGGTCTTGGTTCTGCCAGGTATTCTATTCTTGGACGTCTGAGAAATGTTAATGTCACCAGTCAGAAAGCTTTCATCTGAAGCTAACGGATCATCGTCATACCTGAAAACGACCTCGTTAAAAAAAGATCTGTTTGTTGTACGAGTGATAGTCACATCTTTAGGATTTGTGACATTAGTTTCATCGAGAGTCTTTATGTTCTCTCCTGGAATTGGACCTACAGTGTAACCTACAGAAGCCTGAGCCTTACGAGGAAGAGAATAGCATGCAATAGGTCTATAGATTTGCTGATCTAAGAACTCTTTGCCATCGACATCATCTTCTTTAATAAAAATGCGATACTGAGCTGAGCTAAAGAAGAAGTCCCTGATGCGCTCATGCTCATCAATATCCACCTCTTCTGGTTTCATACGCATACCAATTGGCAAAGTGTTGAATTGAGAGAAGCTATCAATTAACGCTGACGTTGTCGTCTCAAGAACAAGTGCCGCTCCATCGACGACAATATAGTAACCAGATTCAAATTGCGTGACTTCTGTAACTGTTCTGCCAGTAAAGTTATTTGCACCATTGGTGGCCCCAGAGCAATCTATTGTGTCTCCAGCCCTGATTCCGAAGTCCTGTGGGATATTAATGCCTTCAAAATAAATAGCATTAGCGATCTCTGTATTACCGGCTCCTACTTTTACAAATGAAAAAGCTGGTATATCCTCATGCGCCGGATCTGTTCCAAATCCACTCATCATGATCTTGAGAGCTAGATTAAATGGATTGTCTTCTAGAGCGTATAATGCTCGAACCTGAGAGTTGTCACTATGTGGAGCTGCAGATGACCCCAGCGCACCACGAGTCACTCCTGTAAACGTAGTAGCCGTCAGGCCTGTGTATTGTATAAGCTCATCTTCTATTCGAATATATGTGGAAAGTACGTCCTGAGGAGCTATAAAGTTTTCTGTTGAATCAACTGTAATTGTAGTATCACTTGCATTGATTGCTCCATTAAGCTGTGTCTCAACTGACTGAAACAGCTTGATATCTTTTTTTGTATCTGGATGGTTGAGCTTTAATTTAATTAGGCCTGAAGTTGAGTCAATCTTTGTTACAAATCCTTTAAAAATCAATACAGCATCTTCAAAGAAATCTGTGTCTCCAAATGATATAAACACTTCAACCTTACGGCCAAGCATATCCTCAACATCAAAACTTGGACTGATAAGCCTAGAAACTTCTTCATTCTTATCGACCAACCCAATAGTCATTGTACTAATGGATGAACCACCAGCTTCATCATCATAACTAATCTGCTGTCTAATAGTGTAGGTAGTGCTTCGCGAATCGATGTAGTTCTTTTGATCCTCTACATCAACGAGACCACCGTAGAATATATCAGGATCTCCAAAGAACGTGTCTGGATACCCATAAGTCAAAAACTCTCTAACTGGAATGGCACTAAACAGAGTCTCAAATCCATCGATTCTAACGATGAGATTTGGCTCGATTGATATTTCGTCTAGTGCTCGCTGTGTCCGAGGAGTTAGTTCTATTGCCATTTATAGATTATTTTTTCCCTGATCATTTCTCTAAATTCTGGCATAGTCATACTTAAAGATCCACCTGGGTCCATCTTTCTGGACGGCGCAATCTCATCATGCCCTACGATCCAATCAACGTCGAATTCAGGGTTCGTATCAACCTGCCAAAGAATAAAGTTTAAGAGGCTCTCTTCTTGAGCCTTAGTGTACTTCTGATAAGACCCAGCCTTGACGTTGTCTTTATCTTTAACAACTCTTCTGCCGGATCCTCGCTTGTCTGATC